TAATCGGCGGAGACGGCTCCGTAAACTTTTATCTACCATAACTTATATTACTCCTATTTAATTTAATTCGTATAACATCATATCCTAAACTTTCAAGATATGTTTGTCGTTTTATATCCTTCTTTCTTAATTCACCATTCTTAAAATGATGACTTTCATCAACTTCTATAATTGTTTTTCTATTTTCATCTAATCCATCTGGATAATATCCACCTATTCTTACTTCACCACCATTTTCTGCGTGTTGGAAGTTGTAGCCGTTTTCTTTTCCGTAGTTTTCTATTATTTTACAGGCGTCTGGGTTGTAGTTTGGTATCAATTGACCTCCATTTAATTCAGTTCGTTCAATTCTTCTTATGGCAGATATTCTTTGTTTTTTCTTTGTTTTTTCTGTATGAATGTTTCCAGTATTTGCAATACTTAATTTTTTTCTTGTTTCGTTACTCACTTCATGACCCATTCTTAATTTACTAAATTCTGGACGTTTCTTTCCATAAAATGGATTATTTTTTCCAGACATTGATATACTTATATTTTTTATATGATCTTCAGATAAAATTCTACCTTTCTGTGAGCAACTCCTACACAAACTTTCATTTTTGATTGCTAAGTCTCGTCTATATTTGGTAGTATGTAAAACTTCCACAATACATTTTGGACAAAATCTCTCATATTTTTTTTCATTTAAAATTTTCATTTTTCCAATGTGAGAACACGAATTGCAATTAGAATTTATTTTATTTGAATAAGTATATCCAGACGTACTTGTATAAGTTAATTTTTTATTACAAGTTGGACAATTTCTTTTATATTCTGCCATTTTACCCTCTTATTATTTTATTAACCATGTTAAATTTTCTTTTTCTCCAGCAACTTCCATTTCCCAAGAATCATTTCTATTATCCATTGGTTGGTAAACTGCTTCGTAATCTAATGTTCTACTTAATACATCTTTCTGTAATGCTATTCCTTCTGATTTTAATCTTAATGCTGTATCTCTAACCCACATACCTATTGCAAGACTGATTGAAAGATCATCATTATATCCTTCCATTGCCTGTGCCTTAAAATTGTGGTAAATAAATACAAACAATTCTTCTATCAATCTAGATGAATGAACTATTACAGTTTTTTCTCTAAAATACTCTTCTAATTTTGCTATTACTAATGGTCGTGTTTTCATGGTCATACTGAAACCCGGGACCATCTTTTGATCCATATTTCTATATTTATTTGATATTTGACGCTGAACATCCACGTAGTGTAAATCCTTACTCGTATAAAACAAATTATCATAATCTCTGTCTATAACTTGCTGTATTGCTGCCCAACCTATTGATGCATTTTCAATAACGAGTAACGCGTTGTTATATTCTACTGCAGTATTCATACATAAATTACCAAAATCTTTTGTGGATATTTTTCCTTTATATTCCGCTACTTGTTCCATTTTCTGTACATCTATTACGTGGAATGCTGAAAAGTCATTACCATCACCACGGGCAACGTCAGCACTCAATACATAATCTTGTGTGTAATCTGGTGGTCTCCATATCCATAAATTACTATCAAATCCCCTTTTTTCCATTGGTTCTTCAATGTGGGTATTTTTATATTCTTCAAGTATAACACCATCAATTACAGTTTGACCAGATGTGATGAATGAGCAATCACATTCTTGTGCTGCCATTGAAGGACCTAATAGTTTATCTTGGTCATCTCTCCAATCTTGTTCCCTATCTGGGTGTACTGTCCAATGGAGTTTAATGAAATTCCAATCATTTTTCCCTTCTTCAGCTCCAGCCCATGTTTTATGAAACCAATTTCCTACTCCATTGGGTGTGCTTAATGCAATACATTGACCACCAGTAGATAAGGTACTTTGTGCCGCTGTCCATATTGCATCAATTTTTGGAATAAATGAGGCTTCATCGAGTATCAATAATGATAATGCTTCTGATCTACCACTATCTTCACCACTGGAAATTGCCTTTACTTGTGAACCATTTGAATATTTTAAAGATAATTTATTATCCTCCGTACAACTGGATTTTACCCAATTTGGAAGATTAGCATGCATAACTCGTATTTTTGTTACGAGATTTTTTGCTGTATCCTGTTTGGTAGCAATAACCAATATATTCTTGTCTGTTTGAAAGGTCATCATCCATAATGAATAACCAGCTACGAGAGTGGATATTCCTAACTGACGAGCTTTGAGAATAATATTATAATTGTGCTTATTAAAATCTTCTAATGTTTTTTCTTGGAAATCATATAAGGAAAATGGAATTTTACCGTCTATTGGATGTTGAATGACAGCATACTTTTTTAGAAAGTATATTGGGTCTTTAGCACACTTTATGTATTCGGCTTTTATTATTTCTTTTATGTTTTGGCTATTACTCATTTACTTTGATACTTCCACAATTTTTATTCCAAAATACGTAGGTATAATTATAGATGCTGCTCCGTATGTGAAATATAGCCATTTATTTTCATACCACGAAGGCTTGGAAAGTTTCACTTGTTTTTCCAATAAATCATTACGTTCTTCTAATAATCCAATCTGTTCATCTTTCTTTAATAATAAAGTAGAATCGGTTTTAGCCTGTTCATTATAACCAACCAGTAATTCTTCGTATATTCCAAGTTGCACAGATTTAGTGCTATCAGAATACTGAAGTTCTTTTATTTGATTTGCTATAGCCACTACCTGTTCGTCTGTAAAAGTCTGTTGCCCGAACAGAACAGTGGATAATAATACTATCCAAATATATTTCATATTATCTATGTAATACGTAGACTACGCCGGTTTCACCAATTACTACTTTGTTTACTCCAATTGGATATAGTGTTTTCGTGTTTAATACTGTCGATGGTAGTGTTCCACCACCTGATCCGTGAACAACCACGTTTGTAGTATTTTCAACTATAAATGCAGCTCCAGCGTTTGATCCAGTGAATTCTACTGTTGTACTCGATAGTACTTTTGTTATACCATTGTAATCACCAAGCTTTTGGTCTGTTGGTAATGATCTGAACATTGTCCCTGCATCTGCCATTTAATTTCTCCTTATATATAATTATTTACTTTTGGAAAATTTCCTTAAAAATTCTGCTGCATCATCTGCGTCATCATTTTCAAAGGCTGTTTCCATTTTCTGGACATCTTTTTTAGTTTTAGTCAATTTCCGTTTTAATTTTGTTATTTCTTTCTTGTTTTTCTTCTTATTTTTCTGTAAAGTTTTTATTTCTTTTAGTACCACTTCTTCTTTTTTCTTGTTCTCTTTAATAACCCTCTTCAACTCTTTGGCTTCTTTTGATTTTTTTGCACTCAGTAATGTGCTCAACCCGAAAAGTCCTAAAATCGCAATAATTAACTTCTTTAACCATTCCATTATTCCATCTCCATTATTTTTTTATAAGTAGACTTACCTTCTAACTTCTTAGTTTTTGACGGTTCATCAAATTCACTATCCATTGGTTCTTTATATTTACCATATCCTTCACTATCACGTTTTATGTCCTCAGTAAAACCTTTGTCGAAAATATTTACAGTTTTAAAAAGTCTAAATTTAAGTGCTGGGCGATCATTTATCAATAAATCCCCCTTTTCATTCCATTTAATAGATTTAATTACTACTGGCTTATTCTTAAATTTACCCATTTTTACAGTGTCGCCTTTTTTAATCGGTAATTCAATCATTTTTTGCTCCTACAATTATTGAAATGATATCGTTTCATATTAGTTACTCCTCCAGTTTTATCACAGTTAGGACAAGTATCTATTTTTTGTTTATGTATCCGTCCACAATTTTCAAAATGATATCGATGCATCAAATTTATTCCACCAACTACACCACATGATGGGCATTCAACTCTTGAAAATTTCATACCTGTTCTGCCAATGCTCATATTTCGACATCGTTCTTTAGATAATGGTATGCCCATTAACGCATCACTAATACTTTTACGATGAGATTCTGTTAATTTTTTTTCAGTAAGACCTTTGCTAATATTATTACAATGTTCTTCAGATTTAGTTACTCCAAACATTGTCTTACTAATATTTTTACGATGTTCATCAGATAAATTTCTACCCAGCAAGCCTTTACTAATATTCATAGAATGTTCTTTAGAACGAATTCTTCCTTTTAATGATTTGCTTTTTTTCTTATTTGATTCTTCCGAAAAAATATGATTAAATCCACCAGTAGTCATATTATATCCGGTTCCCTCATCCATAAAAGTATTATATTCTTTAATATAATATGATTCCATTTTATTTAACTCATCCATAGAATTACACTCACATATAATACCCCACTTAAAATTTTCTATGCCATATTTACGAAGTGCATTATGAAAATAAAAATTTGAATTTCCATTAAATGCGCTCTGGCAATGACCTTTTTTTCTATCTTCCAATGTCTTAATCGTCTGACCAATATAAGATTTATCATTTATTTCATTGTGTGCTCGATAAATAATCATTTTAATTTCTCCAGCTTATCATGAGATTTTTGAACTTCCCCGTTTTGATCACATCTCCCACGGAAACATCTATTGTAATTGCCATTATTTTTTCCCCTTTGGTAATAAATCAACTAATTTATTTCCTTTCCATTCTCTACTATCTACTCTACCACCTATTCTATGGTCTATCCATTTTCCCCATAATTTTTCATTTTTAGCAAATATAGACTGACCACCTTTTTGAACTTGTCTATATCCACTTGCACTTCCCATTTCCTTAGAACCCGGTTCTGGTGTTGGATCGATTCCACCACTTTTAGTTCCCTCTGGAGGTGTAGTTGGTTTAATCAAAGTTTCCGACGTTGAATGGAAGTTTGAGGTTTCTGGTGGAATTGTATATTCTTGTTTTCTATGAAATCCGTGGATTCCATACATTCTCTGTTTTGGTGCTAATGGTGGAGTGTCGTCTCGTAATTCATTTGCCATTATTGATGCGTATTCTTCTGGACCACTTAAATAACGATATACCATTGCTTTATCTCGTTCTGCCCGTTTTAAATTATTTAGACTTCCGTTACCACCGTAAATATTGTCCGATGCTGGAAAATCAATTTGTGTCATACCACGAGTTAAACTTGCAGGTCCCACTACTCGTCTCTCTCCACGTTTAGTGTAAAGACCGTCTGGCCATCCATCTCCAATTTCACCTAAACCTGTACCATGTCCGCCAGCTGATGACCCTTCATTTATAAGTTTTAACATTTTCGTTTCAAATTTATTCATTCAATCTTCCAATAAGTTAGTCTTCCACCATTCAGGTGATAAATTCTCTACATGAAGTCGCGGTCTACCTCCACTAAATTTTGGTGATTTCTTTGCGGGGTCTGATGTATTACGTATGTTATCTTCTATACGACCTTCAGCGTCAATTCCAGATGCTACAGGTGGACCAGCAAATAATACATTCTTATCATCTACTCCCAACCATTTAATTACACTCCAACCTAAATTTTCTATCACATCACGTAATCTGTTTTTATATTTTTTCTTAGCTCCGTATGAAATTGCTGGAACTTCTCTGTAGTCCATAGTATAATCTTCTTCTGGATCCATTGCACCGTCACTTAAAATATATCCAATTACCTTATATCCTAAATCATTCTGTAATTGCTTAACCCAGTCTTTGGTTTCTTGTTTATATTGATCCAATGATTTGTAAAATGTTCCTGGACCGTCATCTACTGGTGCTTTTCTGGTACCTGCACCTTCTTTTATGATAGAAATTATATCATTTTCTACTATAAAATCTCCTATTTTATCACCACTAAACTCATTTAAAATCTTTTTATGCAATAATCTTCTCCAAGATATACTTTATCACTTATAAATATCAATTTACTTAACTATTAGACAATTCTTCCTCAACTTCTATTTTCATTTTGAGTAAATCTTTGAGTGCGTCATCTGCCATTTCTTTTACTTTCTCGTCACTTTGAGTCCATTTCTCTTTCTCTATTTCTACTGACTGGACTCCAACTTGATTGTAAAATTCGGGTGTGGTCTGTGTTTTCCAATCTTCTACACTTTCTATTTGTTCGTTTAACCATGAAAGTTTATTTTTCAACACTTTTTGATTTTCCCAATCTTCAAATGTTCCATCTACCCGAAGTTTATTCTCAAATTTTACTTGACAATCAAAACATTGATTGTATAATCTATACATCTTATCATCAAGTTTCAATTTCATTATTTTATCACACTTTGGACAAAACCATGGCATCTTTGCTTCTTGTAATACCTCCATTCTTCCATTTATTCTGTCTCTTTCGTCTTGTATCTCTTTTTTACGAGCTTTCTTTTCTTTTTTATCTTCCGTGACCACCATTATTCTTTTATTTGGCGTTTCATTTCGTAAAATGGATTCTCTTGCCTCTACGTGTCTTTGATGTTCTCCCATAACCGTTACCTCAAATGTTTGTTTACTATTTTAACTGCCTCTAAAGCATGTTTTCGTGTTTGCTTTATCATTTCAAATGACTCTGGCGTTTCTGCTTTCTTAAATTTTGAATTCGATAATTGTTTCTTTGTTTGTTTTGCGTAATTACTTCTAACATTCTTTATGAATTCCTTTGAGTTTTTCATATTACTCAATCCACCTTTACCAAGAACTCCATTTTGTTCTAATGTCTTTGCCATTCCTATAATTCCAATACAGAAACTTTTTATGGATACATTTTCGGTATCTATTCCCTTATACTTAATAAGTAGTGGGTCAATCTTTATTTCTTTAATATTTATTTTTGGGTCGTTTAGTTTAACTAAAAAACGAGTTGCGTGATACATAAACTTACCAATATCTGTTGAAATTAACTTAAACTCTATTCCTTTTCTATTTCTTGACGTAACTAAAATGTTATTCTTGAATCTTCCCAAAACACCCTCTGTTCCAAATGACATTGTTACTGTATTTCCAAGAGCACTATATAAATTTCCAATAGTAAACCCCTTTAATCCATATTGTGGCTTATATCTTCCACTCATCCAGTCTGTATATGGTTTGAATGTCAATATCAAATCAACTTGACTATAAACTTCCTCTCCCAAATTGAAAATTACTGAATTTCCTTTGGTGTGTAATGTATCAGTAATCTCTACGTTTTTTGGAGCCTTTGTTTTTACATAAGTAAGAAAAGTTTCAAGATATTTTCGTCTTATTGCATTTTCCTTCTTTCTAAAATCTTTTTGGTCTATAACTGAAATTGGTATTTCTACCAACATATCAATATCACCATATATTTTATCAACTTTATGTTTCAAATCATGCTTATAGTAACTTGTAGATCCAACTGGAGTTAATTTACCAAGTGGTTGTAGTCCACTCGTTTTCAAAAAAACATTAAAATTTTTAACAAACCTCTCAAACTCTTTTACTGACGCCTTCACTATCATTGGAGTTAATTTAGTTTTCTGGGTTTTTACTGTTTCCCATCCGCCCATTTTTTATAACTCCTTTGGAATTGGGAATTTATATCTTGTTAGTGTAGTTTTGTATGCATCAAATATTTTCCTATTCAACTTTTTAAATAAAAAGTCCTTTGACTTCATCAACTTATATAATTTTTCAAATGAATCAATATCTTTAAACGTGCGTTTTGATCCGAATAAAAATTTTGCTAACTTATCCATATCCCCAATTACTTTTCTTATTTTTAGTTTAACTCGTTTTCCCTTTTCGTTTGTGGTAAAATCAACTAACTCTACACCATTTTTCCAATTCATTTGAAATTTTCTCTTAACGTCAGGATCTTTTGTTTTTAATATCGTTTGAGAAAAAATATCTGCAATTAATAAATTACGATATACTGCTTTGTATTTACTTCTATAATCTGATGCAGAAAGTGCTTTTTTCATGAATTCTAAATCACCAATCATAACATCAATCTGAACATATCCAGGATCACCTAAATCATTTCCATCTTTATCTACAGCGTTTAGTTGAGTACCACTTTTATCTACAAGTGGGGTGATGAAGTGAGCCTGTTTTAATCCCTTATTAATTTTATGATCCTTAATTTTAGTTCTACCTAAAAACTTATCTAACTCTCCCCAAAATTCAGTTGCTTCACCGTTAAACTTCATAATTTTAGCCATGACTGATACATCTACTGCAATATCAATATCCCCTAAAAATGGTTTTTTATAGTTTCCTATGATTGTGTATTTTAATTTTTTTAGACCAGCATCTACGAGAGATTTTTTGATTGTAGCATCCAGATGTTCACTTGGGACTACTGAATTTACATCACTAAAAACATTACCACCTTCAAGTAATAAACGTTTAAAATGTCTCTTTATTTCTTCTCGTATTAATTTTCTTACACTATTTTCCGTTATCATCAATTCTCTCCCTAATCTACATTACGGTCTAAATACATTTGAGATACAACTTCTGGAGTATTTTTCTTTAATAAGTTTTTCATATTCTTAATTCTATTAATTGTCAATATTATACTTTTTCGTGTATCTTCACGTTTCTTTGGAATGGTTACTAATTCATCACCATCACTTTTAAATTCAGCGGCTATTGATTTAACACTTGCTTCAAGTTTAACCAAATAACCTTCAAGTCCAGTTGGGTCTACCTTAATGCGTTTAACCAACTCTTTTTCTGCGTTCTGTAAATCATTCATGTATTTCCAATTGCGTTCTTTACGAGCAGTAAACTGATTTTTATCTACTATCTTGACCACATTTCCATCAGGAACATATAATACAAGTCCTTCATCTTCTTCACCAAATGCACGTTGAAAATCTACTTTCAATACTTTACCTTTCATCTTTTTACCAATCAAATTTGCTATTCTCTGTATTTGATATTTGATTTTTTTATGGTGTGGTTTTCTTGCTGGGGTATTTAATAAATTTCCATATTTTTCAATCATCTTACTTAACAAAATTTCATAACTTTCTTCAAAATGAACTTGTTTTAAATTTACTTTTGGATTTGAAAAGAATTTAATGGTAGTTTTCTTATTTGCTTCTTTAGCAAATACATCGTGAAATGCTATTGGAGTTTCTACACCATCAACTATTATTTTAAATAATACTACTATACCATCACCAATTTTTTCTGGATCATATAATACTATATTGTAATCCCATGATGGTATTGCCTCACATTCAATAGATATGTTTTTAGTATTACCTTCAATGCCAAATTTCTTTGCATATTTATCTACTATTTTCTTATATGGAATTTTCTTTAATAATTTATGATACTTTACGAAATCTTCATAAAAATATAATGAAGGATAATCTTTTTCGTGTTTAACAGTTTTAGTTTTTGATCCTGAATAAAACCCTCCACCCCTTATTCCAAATTGGAAAAAGTGACCATCTACCTTTTCATTAACTTCAAATTTTGTATTGTCGGCATTCCACAGTTTTAAGAAGTTTAATAAATCCTTTGGTTTCATATCCTCTATATGTTTAATACCTTCTGTTAAAACTCCCTCTGTGATACCAAATTTCGTCTTAAAGATACCATATACGGACTTATTAACTTTACCGTATAGAGTTTTAAATGCATCCTTTGGATTATCACCTTTGAATGCATTTCTAACAACAGTTCCACTAATAGTTTTTCCATCAATTTTCATTTGAAGTTGTGGGACAGTAATTACATATCCTTTTGTTTCAAAACTTTCCATATCTTTACCTGTATATGGGTTATAATACTTTCCACTTAATCTACCAGCATCCTTTTCACCGAGACCAACTACCAACGCAGTAGTTTTCTCATCAAACTTAGACTTTATCTCTACAGTATTATATGGATTTTTAACTTGAATGATGTTAGATTTTGGAACTTTAAACATTTTAGATATTATAGCTTCTTTTTCCTTAAAATCAAATGGTGATTTACCATCAGTTTTATTTGAAGTTCCTATAAATACATTTTTCTTACCGAATTTTTTAACTAAGAATTCGTATGCGTGATGATGTCCTTTATGATATGGTTGGAATCTACCGGAGTATACTGCTATGGTTTTTTTTATTTCACCAGTATCTTCCAATAATTCTTGTATTAACTGTGTTGCTAATTTACTCATCTTCGTCCACCTTTATCAAAGTCCTTTGAAAACTTCTGTAATTTACCAAATGCTCTAAACTTTTTCATTTTCTCTTGTTTACTCCATTTCATTTTATCAAATACTTTCATTCTCTCCGTTAGTGGAAGTAGTGATGACAATTTAATCATATTTTACCAACTGTGACTTCATTTTTATATGTGGATATTTCCGTTTTAATTTCTTTACTGCATTTACATTTTTATTGGAATCATCGAAAAATGCTATATCATCGTATCCTTTTTTGATTTGGCCTTCTACCCAATCCGCTTTCTTTTGTGGATTTGCATCTGCAAGTGCTACTACAAATACATCTCCGTGGCCACTATCCTTAAAAAATTGTCTGACTGGTTTATATTTTGATCTGGCTGTAAGTATAGTTAGACGACGATTTCCAACTGCACTATGTATTCTCTTAAATACCTTAAACATACTTTTTATTTTTTTAGGGTCTATTACTTTATCAAATTCTGAAAAATCTATTTCATCACCTGGTTCTGGTTTATATACTGCGTATAGTCCTGGTGTCATTGTTATTTTCTTTCCATTACGCATTAAATAAACTTTAGAATTAGATTTTACTAGTGTATCATCAAAATCAAATACTCGGAGTTTTTTTTCTATTAATAAATCTTTAAGTTTTATCACTACCTAATTCCATCACATAATATAGTATTACAAACACCACCGCACTCAATAATAAAAAATCAAATTTTGCTACTATGAAATCACTAAACATTACTTATCTAGCTTCCAACGTTTATCTGCTATTTTCTTCATACTTTTAAGAATAGTTTCTAATGCAACTACACTCTGATAATTATGTTTCCAATTTGGTTTAACAAAATCTTTATTTGTCCTGTTGGCCGTATTAAATATTTTATTAGCATGACCAAGAACTGTTTTAGCATATATTCTAAATTTTTTAGTTAGTTCTTCCCTTCCACTTTCACTAATAATCTCTCTAATCTTTTTTCGTAATACTCGTTCTTGTAATTCATCTTTTGCCATCATCATCTCCCGTTTAGATATTTTAACTTTTTGTTTTCCGATTTCTCTCGGTTTGTCTATGTGAAATTGTGCTATTATTTTATATCCCAAGTTTTAATAGATTTTAAAACATAAGTAAGCGTTCCAACCTCATAATTAAATGCCTTTGCTAATTTATCATTTTTAAGATGTAAAATCATTGAGTATTTCTTAAATGTTTCTATTGAAGATTTAAGTGTTTTTACTATAGCCATTTTATTTCCAGCACCTGCATATTCATTCAAAAGTTCTTCTCTGATGAGTTCTCTTAGTTGTGTTTTAGTTATTTTCATTTTATTTCTCCATTAAAGTGTATCACTCAAATTTCATTGGTTCTTGTGCCACTTTGTCTGCAAGTGTACCTATACCAAAACTGACCTGGGATAAAAGTTCAAGCCAAGAATCCAAATTTTCCTTTCCTTTTATTGAAGATTTTACCTCTTTGATAGCCTTACCCAACATCTTTTCATAAACCAGTAAATGTTTTAATAATTCCTTTTTCCTCGTTGGGTCATCCCACCCCTCATTTAACTCTTCCCGAATCATTTCTTTTAATTTAATCACTTTAAATCTCCAATTATTTTTACCCATTGCTCATATCTTAAATCTATTGAATTTGATCTTATAGTACCATAAGTTACATCGTCCCAATCTCTAACAGCACTTGCACCAATAGACTTGGCTACCTTTACTCTAAAATCATTTGGGATTATGTCTTTTCCAAATTTTGCTACTCTAACTTCAATCCAAGGATTATGATTAGCTTGTTTTATAACTCTAACCTTCAATGGTACTTTAAGAAGTTTTTGCATATATGGTTTTAATTTTCTTGCATAGGCTGGATATTGTGCCCATTCTTCTTTTGAAATTTTTTCATTTACGGATTCCATTGTTCCATGTTTATCAATATATTTTTTTAAGTCTTTCATATTTGCAAAAGTTTTTTGTAATGCAGGTACGATAAGTGGATGTCCATCTTTACGATTTTGTCTTTTCCAATCATATCCTTTATATTTTGCTTCATTTACGGATTCGTCAATCGGAGTCATATATCCACCAATCTTTTTCTTCTTTATCATAGTCATTGGTATGGTGTATCTCCAATTATCATTTGGATTATAAACTTTCATTCCTTTAGAGTCTATACTCACTACTTTAACGGTGTCTTTCCATTTTCCATAATTAAGTAAATACCATTTCCCTACTTCTACATATCCACCTTTACTATGTGCTATTTTTGCTTCATTTACTGATTCCATTACACCAAATGCAATATCACCAACAACTCTATCTGGTTTAGATACATTTTTCTTATTTAAAATACCATATCTTTTACCATTCAACTTAAATGTATATCGTGGTAATCCCATACTTGTTTGGAAATCAGATTTAATTCTAACCTTTTTTAACGCTCTACCAACATCCATAAAGTTTTTTGCAGATTTCACTATTTTTTCTATTGTGTCTAATTCTTTTGATTCATTTACTGATTCTTTTAACTTAACAATCTTATAATTTCCTCTGAATTGCCAATCCAATCCATTTAATTGATTTTTTGCGTCCTTTTCAGATTTAAATTGTAATGCGTCTTTTACTTTTTTAACATCTCTGGATTTATTACTTAAATATCTATTTTTATCCTTCTTATATTGAATTACATATTTTAAGTTTCCTTCATTTACGGATTCACTTTTCATATATTTAACAAATTGTTTAGCACCTTCAATATATCCTAATAATTCTTTTTTATCCACACCTTTAAACATTTTATCTTTTATCACAATACTAAGAATAACTTTTGAATTTTTAGATTTATTTTTCATTACTATGCCATGTAATACATCTGTTTGGTCTTTATCTAAAATACCCATTCCACCTTCATTTACGGATTCTTTAACTACTCTCATTCCAACTTCGTGATATTTATCTGAATTAATTAATTTATTATAGAGAATAACTCCAGCTCTTTTAGATTTAGCTACTTTCATTATTTTTTCTTTACCTTTTTCATCAGCAACATATACTTCCCATTCAGAGTTTTTGTAATCTTCTGTAAGTTTTACTTCATTTACGGATTCCATTGTTCCATGTTTATCAATATATTTTTTTAAGTCTTTCATATTTGCAAAAGTTTTTTGTAATGCAGGTACGATAAGTGGATGGCCATCTTTACGATTTT